CGAAAGATCAACACCTGGGTCTCCTAATTTGTATAAATTGATTCTTGTTTTTGAATCTTCAATAGGAAATTGCCCTGAAATAGGTGCTATAGATCTATAGTCTTTATGTTTACTACTAGGAGTTAGGGGAGCTTGTCTTAATTGAAATAAATCTTGGTTAAATAAAGGTAAATATCCTCTATAGGGATCAGCTTTATATCTTTTTATTTCAGTGCCTCCGATTCCAAAGACCGAATGAGGACCCCCAGGATATCTTAATATTAAATCTTCTCTTTTTACTCCCTTATCTTCAAAACCACCTCCATATACATTAGTATATTTTCCATAAAGAGAAAAATCAGTTTCATTTTCTGAATCCGTTGTACTGTATGCAAGTAATGTAGATTCATATTTGGGGCCCCCCAAATTAGGATCATAGTTAAATCCATTTTCAAATTCAGTATCAAGTAAGCCGTCTTTTCTAAATCTAATTCCAGCGGCTCCAGTACCTGCTGTTAATAATAAGTTAGCAGGGGTTTTTAATCTATTTCGAGGGGGGAGATTTTCTTGTGTTTTATCTCTTATATTTGCTATAACTCCTTGCCCTTCTTCACTGCGACTTCCTGGTTTTATAGGTAAAATAGGGCCTTTAGGGTTAGTTGCCGCTAAAGCTACTTGAGCGCCCGCCCAAGCTAAACCATTAGGTGAAACTAAAACTTTAGTTAATCTTTCTACATCTTTAACTGCTCTTGTAGCTAAAGTTACTGCTCCTCCTCTTACAAAATTATCAGTAACCTCTCCTACTAAATCTAATTTACCGTTAGTTGATTCTTCTACACCTGGTAAATCTTTTATTATATAAGGTGGTTGGGTATCAAATTGGAATTTTCCAGCACCCTCCCCATACCCTAATGAACGTTGATCAAAGTTCGACCCATCAGGATTTACTCCTGTGTCTTCGGCGATTAATAAAAGGTTTTTTAGTGATATCGCCATAGAACATTTTAGTCAGGAAGATTATCTTCATACTTGTCGGGAGTAATACCATCTAAATCTTGAGTAGAGGGGTTTATAGCTGCAGATACTCCTCCATAAGCATATTGATAAGCAGGACCCACTAATGATCTTCCTGCTTGGTCTTCTAAAGGACCACCGTGAAGTTGTGAATTATTAGGGGTACCAAAAGGGTATCCTCCTCTGGTTACATCTGGTCCAACTATAGGAAAGTTAGGACCTGTTTGGCCTTCCATATTATTTACGGGACCATCACCTTGTACTAAGTCGTGGATTGATTTTAAGTCTTTAATTGCCATGATTGTGTTGTTTTGTTATAAATATTAAGCAAATGTAGGACTCGCTTGAAGATCTTGGGTTCCTCCTAATCCTTTTCTACCTCTACCACTAGATGCAGCAAATGCGTCCCAATTATTTTGTATTATTACGGGTTGAGCGGATCCTCCTCCGCCACCAAATCCCATTTGTTTAGCTTTGTTTAATGGAACTACTGCCTCTGGCTGACCAGCTTCACCAATAGTAGCTAATGTACCACCAGGTCTTGGTTTTACAATACCACCTTGTGCCATTTTTACAGCACTTTTACTTTTAGACACAGCTGTCATTATACCTGCTACTGCACCTATAGCTAGTGGAATACCTAAACCAAAAGGAATAAGCGCTAAACTAGTATAAATACTAGTTATAGCACCTATTAAACTCTTAACAGCAAATACAGCGGCTACCGCTCCTAAAGCTGAAAATATACCTACTAAACCTCCTAATACTAACCTACTTTCAGTAAGATATTGAACCATTTCACCAAACTTATCTACTATAGGTAATGCTATAGCAGCAACATCACCTAATAAGCTTTGGAATTTTTCTTGTGCTAAATTTAATTTTTCTTGAGCAGAAATTTGTTCTAACCTGTCTGCTAACTCACCTTTACCAACTGCTCTAAGCTGTTCGGCATTCATACCCATAGTTTCTTGCTTAAAAAGCATATCTGATAACTGATCAGTTTGCATACCCATTGATTTAGCTAATGCATCCTGCTGTAAGGTATTCATTTTAGTAAAATCAGTAAATGTGCCCATGTTTTTAGCTAATTCATCAGCTAATGTTGCTTGGTCACCTGTTAGGGCAGCTGCCCTTGCTCTTTCAAGGTTAAGTTGTTTACCTGTTAATAATTCTGCTTCTAATTCAGATTCAATGCTTGTTTCAAACTGTAATAAAGCTTTACTTGCACCTACTATATCATTAATTTCGGCTCCTAATAATTTAGCTTTTGTAACTGCTTCAGCTATTAATTCAGGATTACCACCTAATTGGGCTCTTAATTGTCCTGTAACTTTACCTGTGGCTTCAAGGACACCTTGCATATTTAATGCAATTCCTGCCCCACGTTGTAATTCATGTGAAGTTGCTAAGACATTTTCTTCAACTTCTCTAAAGTTAGCACCATTTCTTTCGGCAGCAAATGCTAAATTACCTGCGGATTCAGCAGATATACCAACTAGTTCAGTTAATTTAGAAAAAGTACCAACAGTAGACATGCTAAATTGTTGGGCAGTGCCTAGTTGGTCGTTAAGAGCATTAAAAGCAGTTAATAATTTACTAGTAGTAATAGCTAGTTCTCTCGAATTAAAGGCTACAGCAGCAAATTCTTGTCTTAAACCATTTGCTTCAGATTTGGTTGTGTTTACATCCTTAGCTAGTTTTGCAGCCTCCTCGTCTGCTTTCATTAGACCTGTAAACATAGCATCTAATGTAGCAGTTCCTATTTCTAGGGCTTTAGCCATAATGGCTGATTGCTTTGCTGCACCTTCAAATCCTGCTTGTAGCTTTTTTGTTTCTTTGGAAGCTTGTCTGGCTTTGTTAGCCATTTGTTCAAGTCTACCTTTTTCTCTACCTGAAGCTTTAGCGGCTTCTTGTGCTAATTTTTTAGCTTCACTATCAAGTTTATTAGCAAGTTTTTTAGCTTTATTAGCATGTTTTTTAGCGTCGGTCGCAGTTTTTTGAAAGTCAGCAGCGTTTTTATGGTCTAAAGCACTCTTTTCAGAAAGATTAGACATACTTCTAGATAAATCTACCCCAATTTGCAGGGCATCATTAAAGCTTTCCATTTCTTCAGCTGACTTGCCTACTCTTTCGGCTAGTTTATTAACTAATTCGTTAATTTCTTCAAAAGCACCTTTCGCCTGATCTGTTGTATTTCCTAAATCTGCCATTTATATTAAGGGTATGGTTATAAATATTAAGAGGGAATCCCTTTATTAAACCTTGGTGCTTTAGCAGTTTGTTTTGATTGTTGGTTTACTTTAGCCATTTGTTTATTATGTTCTTCATTCTGTTTAGTATGAACCTCGTTAATTTTTCTAATGTGGTATCTTCTGATGTGAATAGGCATATTATATACTTCAGAATATAGAAATCCCCCCTTCCCGTAATATACTAGGTCGTGAATTTCATTATAAACGTCGAATTTATAGCTCGGTGTCAGGCCAAAAAAACGTGATCCCAATTGGGATCCGAACGCCTTTCACGTCTCCAGCGGCATTTTCCAAATCAAAAGTCAAGTCAACATCAGGCTGTATTTCTTTGATGTATTCCCTTAGTGCTCTTGAGTCTCTAGCTAATAATTGATTATCAACAAATTGACGTACTGTTTTGCGCTCATAATCGCCTTCAACAGATAATATCATGTGTTTTAAACGAGTTGAATATTCGGCTGAGGATTTTTTATCGATTTTTTTAAGACCTTTTACCTCAGCGTCAACTTTTTTTTCATCACCATGAGTTAATATCTTAAAAGTAATGTTCTTTTGAATAGTAGGTAGCATAAAACTAAATTCATTTTTACCTTTTTCTAATAAGTGTTTTTCTTGTAATTCTTTATCATTTACTTCTGTCAGATCAACAGTCTGTTCTTCTTCATCTAACGTAAATGAATAATCTTTACCATATCCTAATACACGAGCGGCAATCATAATTGCATTTTTATCACCTACAACTAAATCATTATAATTAATTGGTGTGATTATAAGGGATTGAAGTAATTTATCAATTACTGTGCCATTTTTAATATAACTATCATTAGTTAGGATATCTTCTTCCTTTGCAGTCATATATTTCATTTCAAGGGTACCCTTTGATAAAGGGTTTTCTGAGGGGTAAATTAAACCTTTAGAAGGTAAAGTAACTTCCTCAGTAGGGAACATTGATTGGTTTTCCATTTGTTACAACTTTATATGTTTGCATATACATATGTAAAAAAAAGAGGTGCTTGCGCACCTCTTAATTTATTTATGTTAAGAATCTTAGTAGTTTAAGATTGCATAATCCATGGCAATGGTTAAGCTAATTTCCATTGGGGTAGATGAAGTCCAGTCACCTGATCCAAATTCAGCATTAGTAACATAAGCACCTTTACAAATCCATTCTTCAACAACGTCACCAACAGGACCTAATGTATTAAATCTAACATCTTTTTTATAGAAGTCAGAGTAACCATCTCTACCTGTTACGGATTCGTGGTGTAAACGGACCCATTCCATTACTGCTTGTGCACCTGATGGGGTTACTGGATCGTATAATGTACAGCTAATGGTACTCCAATCGGATTTACCTTTAACTTTTCTTTTCACGTTAATGTGGTCAAGAACCACTTCTTCTGCTGTGTATTTAGGCTTATCTGCGGACTTAATGAGATAAGCAGGAATACCATCTATATAGAATATAAATCTATTTTGCAGCTTGGGTTCGTAAGCTGTATAGAACATATCTGCTGAACTTAATATTGCCATTGTCTTGTTGTTTTGTTATAAATATGTTAAACCTAAGTTTTTAGTCGTTAAATGTTGCTCCTGTTGGCTGAATTGTGTAATCTAAAATTATAAATTCAGCTGTTTTAGTTGGTTGAATAAAAATCTGACCTACTAACTGGTTTCTGTCAATAGCTTCAGCTGTATTGTTTGATTCATCCATTACTACTCTAAAGGCAAATAATCCTTGTCTTTGTTGAACTGATTCTAAAAATGGGTTAACAGCATTTAAAAATTTATTTCTAGTAACTGTTGTATTTTGTTCAAATACTAAATTTTTAGAAGTGTCTCCAATAAAGTTCTTTAAAGAGATTAATAATCTTCTTACATTAATACGATCTAATGCGCTTGCTTTTTTCTGGAGTGTTTTTTGACCATAAGCAACTGGGCCTACTCTTGGGAAGGTTGCAATTGGATTTACTTTATTATCATAAAGTTTATCTCTTAATGCCTGTGTTAACTTATACTCAGTTCTAACTATGGGTAACCCACCTCTATTTAAACCAGCAGGTGCAAACCATGGGGCAGCTACTCTATCATTAGCGGCATATACTCCTTGCATTACTGTTGAAACAGGACACCATACATTTTTACCTAATTCAGTTGATGGTACTGACACCCAAGGCCAGTAGCTACCAGCAAAATTAGTATTTAATTCGGCTGCTTCCGTTGTTACTGTAGATAAATTAGCACCATATTTTACAAGGTCTGCTATTAAAAATGCATCTCCTCTTCCTTCACATAATTCTATAGCAGATGCTACTGCGGTTGCATGAGAGGCTCCCTCATTATACATTCCAGGGATTGTAATAGTAGCAAATCTATATTCATCTGTGTTTTTAAGAATATTAAGAGCAGTTGTGTAATCAGTTCCTACAAGTCCTTGTGAATTAGTACCTGTAATTCCATCAAAAGTTTTTAATCCACCAGAGTATGTGGGGATATTAGTACCTGTAGCACTGTGGAATGATCCACTTTGGGCTGATGGTAAACTACTTTCATAACTAACATTATTTGAATCTGTTCCTATTACACCATCTATTCTTAAGTAATCAGGTGTAGGTAATTCCACTGAAGAAACATATATAAATTTAGATCTGTTTTGGTATTCTCCGTTAATTCTAATAAAAGTTTGTCCTTCTTCGGTGACGGGGGTTGGGTATTGGTCTCCTATTACTCTAGCTATATAATTATCTGATTTAGGGTCTAAACTACATCCAATAAACGTTTCTAATATTATTTTATTATTTGTGTTATCATCTCCTCTTCTAATAGAAAGATTAAAAGTACCATTAGCGGTGTTAACACCCGTAACTTCATACCTTAAATTATCTTTAGAACCCGATTGTAATGACCCATCACTATATTGTGCACCATCATCAGTAGTTGATGTGGAGTTATTAAGGATAGTTCCTTCACCTATTGTTTTTAGGGTAAATGCTTTTGTACCAGTACCATCAGTACCCCCGGCAAGAGTTAATACATCAGAAAACGTTGATCCTGATCCAGTATCAACTGTAATTGAATTACCTGCAGTACCAGCAATTGATGCTGTTAATTCTAATGCTGTAGATGTTGCTGTTGCATCTACTCCAATACCAGCAGCATCAATAGCCGTAACTAAACTTGTTATACCTGCGGCTGTGTTTGAACCTGTTTCAAAATAAAACAATGGTGAATTATCTGTTGGAATGCCTCCAACAGGATCGGCTGCGATAAATCTAAATTCATTAGAATTTACTGTGATTTGTACTTCATCTTCAGGAGTAAAATTAGATGCTATAGTTAAAGAACCAGATGCAAAACCACTTGTTGCGCCTTGGTTAGCGTTTATATTGCTACTAGTTGCAGAATCCCAAGAATCTCCTGAGCCTGAAACTACTCGAGTAACTAATAAACTATTACCCCCATTAGCAAAATATTTTTGAGCTGCTATAGAAGTAAAAAATTCTAAGTTAGAAGATGCAGATATAAAAGTTGTTCCAAATTTATTTTTATAATCAGCAAATGAAGTTACTACAGTAGGAAATTCAATAGGTCCTTTAACTGTTGGTCCTACGATTGCGGCACCTACTTCAACTGGAGCAGGTGTTATAAATGACTGGTCGGTTTCTCTTTGAAATACCCCTGGTGATACTATTTGTTCGGCCATTATCTTTTAGTTATTTGTGTTGTATATAAATATGGATTCTTTTGTCAAAACATAGACAAGGTGGAAGCCAATAATAAATATCTAAAAAAGACCAAACCCTATAAGAAATTATTCCTCAGTAGTAATAGTACCCTTTTCTAGATCAATTGAACCCTTACCATATTTTTCAAAGAAAGTTGAGGAAATTTTACTTTCTTCTTGATACATTTCATTAAACTGTTCCGCTAATTGGTTAAGTTGTCTTTTAATATTATCTTCTGCGATTCCTAATTGCCCTCTTTGAAAAGTAAGTTCACTTGTTTTAACACGAAGTTCATTAAGCTCAGTTATTTCTTCGGTTGTAAGTTTAATAGGGTTTGATTTTTTAATTGCCATAACTTTTATTTTTGTATGTTTAGATATACGTATGTAATAATTTTAAGGGAACAAAATATTTTTAATTTTCTTCTAAAAAATCATCTAAATTATCATCCGCTACTTCATAAGCCCATTGCTTTTCTAAAGTATCGTTTTCAGATTCATTATTAGTAATAGCTAATTGCCAAGCATCGTAACTACTACTTACTTCTTGTCTTAATTGTTCTTCATTCATAATTAAGCTTCATTTAATAT